TATCGCCGAGCGCGCTGGCGCTAAACACCATCGCTAAAGACCTCCCAGTATCAGCGGAGTACGGCGAGCACGGCCTTCGACCTGTCCTCTGGCCATGGCTCGACGACATCGAGGCGCTGACAGCCTCGGCTCATATCGTGTGCGGCACTCGCGACCCAGACACAGGCGAGTTCGGCGCTGGCTTCCTGTCCTATCTGGCTGGTGGCGTTGGCTTCACTGGCGACGCGCCGCTCGGCGTCTACCGTATCGAGCATGGGTACGACCCAGAGTCCACGGCCTACACTCTGACAGCGACCGTCTCGCCAGAGGACACGGCCTATGGCGCTGCTGCCATCTCGCACCTCGGCCACCAAGGCAGGGTCGAGACGAGCCAGACACGATGGATACAGGACACCTCGACCGCGCTGTCGCTGGCCGCTGTCAGGATGCGCGCGCACTCGCTGCCGCGCCGAGTCGTTCGAGTGCTCTGCGATGTCGAGCAGTACGGACCAGGCGCAGCCGACGAGTTGTACTGTGGTCGGCCTGTCCTGCTGACCTGTCCGTCGCTGCATATCGACGCCGAGCCAGCGTTCGTGTCTCGCCTTGGCTGGCGCGGCCCAGTGCTCGACGTGACGCTCGAACTCCGCGACGACCCGCTCTGGCGCAACATTGAAGGCCCAGCGCCAGTCGTAGCTACGACCGTTTACCTGATGGCTGTCGGCGACAATGGCAGCTCGCAGTCCTACGCGATGACCTCGACCGATGCGACCAGCTACACCAGCGTTAGCGGCCTGCCCGCCGAGGGCGTTCTAAACGCAGCGGCGCACGATGGCGACCTGGGACGCTATCTCGCAGTAGGCCAGGCAGGCGCGAGCGTGCTCGTCAGCCAGGACGGCGCGACAGTGACCGACGTGACAGTCGGAGGCACCTCCAACCGCGAAGGGGTCAGCTATCGACCAGCGTCCGAGTCAGGTGGCGCGCTCTATGTCGTGGTCGGGTCGGCTGGTCGCCTCGATTACAGCGCCGATGGAACGACCTATACGCAGGTGACAGGCTTCGGCTCGACCGGCCTCTATCTGTCGTACTTCCACACCGCGACGGGGTTCTTTGTCGGCGGCAACGGCGGCAACGTCTGGTACTCGTCGACGGGCACCAGCGGATACACAAGTGTCAGCCCAAGCGGCACCCAGCGAGTGACCGACATGGCCTGGTCAGGAACACACCTCGTGATGTGTCGCCGCTCTGGCAAGGTCGCATACGCCACACCAGCCAACGCGGCGGCAGGCACTTGGACCGAGCCGACCACTGGCGTGTCGGACCACCTGCACTCCATCGCCTCTGACGCTGCCGGTGTCGTCATCGCAGTCGGCGACGCTGGTCGAGTTCTGCGCAGCACTGACGATGGCGCCTCATGGTCGACGGTGACCTCTGGTGTCGCGACCGCGTTGCGGGGTGTCGCATATGCTGGGAGCGACATCGGCTTTGTGGCTGTCGGCGACTCGTCGGTCGTCCTGACAAGTGCTGACGGTTTGAGCTGGTCGAGCCAGAGCAGCCCAGCCACAGATGACCTCGAATGGGTCGCCACTTCTGCGGGGTATCCATGACCTACACACTGACGACAGCGGCAGACATCACCGAGCAGCGGTCGAGCCTTCTGGCCGTCGCGCCAGACTCGACCGCGCTGGCCACGCATGTCGCCGACTGGTCGGCCACGCTCGACGAGGCCATCGTCGAGGTCGAGAGCTTTATCGAGTCCTATCGCGGCCCGAACCTGCGCGGCCTGCTCGACTGGTCTGACGCGCTCGCCGACGCCTATTTCGACCCTGACGACTGGACTAGCTACGCCAGCTACGTCGAGGCGCTGCCAACTGCCATCACTGTCGAGGACTGACATGCGACTCTTGTCTCTGCTTCTGCTCGCCTCGTGCGCCAAGTCTGGCGCTATCGAGGACATGCGCAGCCAGGTCGGCGCTGGCCTGCTGGTCGCCGCACCGATGGCGCGCATCATCGCGACCCAGGCCGACACTGGCGACGGCGCGGTCGGCTGCATCGTCGGCGAGACGCTTGGCGAGGCGTTCGAGGCCGCTGGCCGTCAGCTCGCGACAGGCCAGCACGACCCAGAGGCGGCGGTCGATGTCTGCGAGTGCCTGGCGCTGCGTGAGGACTGGGCCAGCATCGACATCGCGCCAGAGGTCGCCAAACAGGCCGCCAGTGCGGTCGAGGCCGTCAGCCTGTTAGTGCGCCCATACATTCGCGACTGCGAGGCGCGCGCCTGGTTCGAGGCCGCGACAGAGGCAGTGGCGGCGCTTGTCGTTCCTGTCAGTGCTGCGCTGTCGCTCGAAGGCTGCGCAGTGCCGATTCCGCCTGTAGTGCCTGACCTGGGAGTCTGCGATGTGTGACCGAGCCTATTGGCTAGACGTGGCCTATGCCGAGCATGGTGTCGCCGAGGTGCGAGGCGGCGAGAATGAGCGCATCCTCGAATATTTCCGCTCGACCACCTACCATGCAAGCGAGGATGAGGTGCCATGGTGCGCCGCTTTCGTGTCCTGGGTGCTCGACCAATGCCAGCTCGACAACCCTGCGACTGTCACAGCGCGCAAGTTTGAGAACTACGGTACCGAACTCCCAGACTGGCGACCGGGCTGCATCGGTGTCCTCTGGCGAGGCTCGCCGACTGCGACGACCGGTCATGTCGGCTTTGTCATCGCTGCGCATGGCGACCAAGTGGTGCTACTCGGCGGGAATCAGGGCGATAGGGTCGACCTCGCGATATATCCACGCTCGCAAGTGCTATCATTCAGATGGCCGACAGCGAAGGGTGCGACATGAGCGAGACACCGAGCCCGCAGCCAGTACCGAAAGAGGCGACACCAGTGGCACCGCTACCCCTTCCTGCGCCAGTCGCGCAGCTCACGAGCCTGTCAGGACTCGGCAACGTCGGTGTGCTTATTGCCGCTGTCGCGCTGATGTGGTCGCGAGTCGACGCCATCGAGGCTCGTTTCGATGACCTCGACATGAGGCTCGACAACATGGCAGCCCAGGTGTCAGAGCTGTCGACGGCGATGCGCGTCCAGATGGTGCAGCAGGTCAGCGTCGAGGCGTTTAGCGAGCTAGAGCGGCGCGTTACCGTCCTCGAATCCAAGCAATGACGAGCGCGGTCGAGGCCGTCGCCAAGGCTGTCGAGGCCATCGCAGCGGCAGCCAAGCGCGACCCCATCGCGCAGCGCATCGCAGCCGAGTCGCGAGCCGTCGCGAGGCTCAACAGGCGGCGACCTCGATGGCTGCGCCTGGTGCGCGAGGCGACAGCGCGACTGGTCGAGGCCGACCGAGCAGACGACGAGGATGGCATCGTGGGCGCCGTCCTCGACCTGTCTGCGCTCGGTATCGACCTGGCAGAAGTGGAGCGCGCTCGACTGCTCGCCAAGCGGCTCGCTGCTGACTAGGCTTAGCCTATCACCAGGGCGACATAGATACAGACACGTCGAGACCGTTGTCGATTTCGACGTGTTGAGCCTCGCGCATTTTAGCCAGGATAGCGTCGAATACTATTTGGATATCCGATTCAGTCTCGCCATCCTCTCGCAGCCATTTGGCCCATCTTTCCAGGCTTTCACCTTCGACTGTAAACACGCGACCGATGGTGTCAGTGATTTCGATTCGCTCGCCAGACTTGGCCTCAACTCGCCGAACAGTAATGATGCGCCTCGTGTTGATAAGCGTAACTGCCTCGGGTCCACTGACTGCATGGTCTAGCGTTCTCCAGCTTGCGCGAAATCCTAATATGCTCATTCTTGCTCCCCTAGTCTACCGAGCAGGCGCTCGATTGTTTGCTCTAGCTCATGGATGCGCAGGTGTAGGCCATCGACCTCGACTGCTGGCAGGCCAAGCCGCTCGCGACAGGCGGCGACCGTCGAGCGCGAGACGCCGAGCAGCTTGGCGGCCTGTCGGTCTGGCAGGATGCCAACAATGTCGGCGACCTCTGGCCGCTGGTCCTCGATGCGTGGTCGACCGCGACTCATGGCGCACCAGTCGCAAAGCGGACGGCAGACACCCAGGACACCGCGATAGCCCAGAGCACCAACAGCCTGACAACTGTCTCGAAGAACTGGTTTTCATTGTCGCTCATCCTTGCTCCCTTGCAAGCAGTCGCCGCACTCGGCGCGCATCAGCCACGTCGCACGGCATCGTAGCCCGCGACAGCAAGTAGCCGACCTCGGTGAGACAGATGACGTCACCATCGAGCACGATGGCGCCTGCTCGCTGGGCTCTCCTGATGGCCTTGTGCCCGTACATGTGACCAACCAAGGCAACCGAGGGGTGGCGCTGTAAGGCCCTCACAAGCTCTGACAGCTTCATTCCTCACCCCCATCGGCGAACAGGCCAGGCATCGGCTCCGGGTCGCTGTCGGTGTCGCCTTCGAGCAGGGTCAGAGGTGGCGGCGGCATCGGCTCGCGAGCCTCGCGCATGTCGCGTAGTTCGGCCTCGATGTCGACCTCAACGGCCTTGCGTAGCTGGTGCGCAGCCTGGCCAGTCATCGGCACCGCGCCGCCTGCAAAGAGCTTCCGAATCGCGCACTTGCGGGCCATGCGGGCGAAGTGGGTCGACCATGGCGAGAACCTGCGCGAGCCACCAGCCTTGCGTCGCTGGTCGATTTCGTCGCGAGTGCACCACTCCGAGTAGGTGCCACCGTCGTGCGTTGTGACGATGACATAGCTGGCGACCAGTGCATCGTCTGACCTGTCGAAGTCGCGCGCCAGGCTCGGCACATGTCGAATCGAGACGCCAGACGGGTCGATGCTGATGGTGAAGTCCTCGCCGTCATAGACGACACCCGCATAGATGGTGCGGACATTGCCAACGCGGTGCGCGAGTTCGAGAAACCCTTTGTAGCCGACAAGGAACGTGAGTTCCTGGCTGCCTGCCTGCTTGCTCCACCGAGGTATCAGCCAGGCATGTCCTGTCGTCGTCGATGGTTCGAGGCCCAGCTCGGCACAATGCAGAAGGCACATGGCGACCGAGGTCGGTGTGCACTCCAAGATTTTCGGGTTCTTCGGCACCAAACCCATGACGAGTTTGGTCAATCGCTCGCGCTGCTCTGGCTGCGCCAGGAACGTCGCGCACCTATCGTTGACGACCTTCTCGACGTAGTTGCTAAAACCTTGCCGCTTTGTGAGTTGATTACCCATGTCTTTGCTCCCTTTTCGATTCTTTTAGCATGTGGCCGATTATTCTGCACGCTTGTCCTGCACCGTCAGGCGGCGAGCCTGGTGCGCGCTGACCTTGACCGACCCACCGCAAGGCAGGCCGAGCCGATACATGTCGCCGATGCCGTCGAGCAGCGTGTTGCGTGCAACCTTGGCCGTGCTGCTGGCCTCTGCCTCGGCGCGCTTGGCCTCTGCATAGCGGTAGGCCGCTGCTGCCTCCTCTGGCGTCGCATCCCTGCTGGGCCGCTTGGCTGCTGTCTTGGCCCAGTCTGGCGGCGCTGGGTTGGCCCAGTCTGCATGTCGGCTGCACTCGTCAGAGTCGTCGACCTCTGGCACCTCATCGCCAACGAGGTAACGCTCGCGCCAGTCGCGCAGCCTGGTCGCCAAGCGTGCGACGGCCTGTCGCACTTCTGACCCAGTGGCACCGCGTTCGAGGCGATACGAGCGCAACTCGAACCAGGGAAGCATGGCCACCAAGGTCACATGGTCGAGGCTGGGCACTGCTGCGAGCTGGTGCAAGCACTGCACGACCCATGCCTGTACTGGGAAGCTCGCCATGTCCATCGCGCCGCTCTCTGGCAGCGTTGGCGCGACGGCGGCGCTAAACACGACCTTCACCTCGAAGTGCCCAGTGGGCGCCTCTGGCGGTCCCTCGGTCGCGTCTGGCGACATGCGCAGCCAACTGATTCGAGGGTGCTGATAGACAGTGTGCTGATGGTGCAGCAAGTCGAGGCCATGCCGCTGGGCATACATGGCCACCACAGCCGGTTCGAGGTGCTTGCCATCTTGCGCAGCCTGGCCGACAGGCTTGACGAGGTGCGGCGCCTTGTGTGCGGCCCAGACGCGCCAGGGACCGCCGTATCGGCTGACACCGAGGATGCTGGGTGCGTCACTGGCGCCGATGCCATAGCCATGGCGGCGCGCTTCGAGCCATTGTTGGTCAGTAGTCACCGTAGCTTTCCTCGGTCAGCTTCACGCAGTCGCGCACCGCCTCGTTCATGTCGATAAGCGTCTCGAAGTAGAAGTCGTCAGACACCGACTCAGCGAGCAGCGTGTCGTCGTCGCCTTCAACCAGGCGCAGCCTGACTGGCCCGTTGTGGTCGGCGAAAATGTCGAGGCCTCGCTCGGTCGACAGCACTGCGCCGTCGATGAAGATGTAGAGCCGCTGTTCTAGGTCGTAGCTGGGAAGGCAGATGGTAATGTCAGCCGTCCAGACCATGTCGTCAGGGTCGACGAACTCTAAGTTCCTGACATTGACTTCGGCCCAGTGGTTGAAGGTCTTGATAGGCCACTTGATGTCGACGAGTGCCCAGTGGTCCTCGTCGCACTCGCTGACCTCGGTCCAATACGGCTTGAGGTAAATCGTCATGTTTTCTGCTCCCTGTTTGGTGTGAGCATGTTATACCCTAGTGCAAGACGCTCTACAAGCGTTATTCGTACAAACTCGAAAAAAAATAGAAAGGGGAGCAACAATGCCCAGCATTACCAAGCAGGAAGCGCGCACCATCGTCGGCGACTGGCTCAAAGCCAAGCGCACCGAAACCGGCCTCGGTCGAGTCCGCTTCGTGCGGCACCTCGAAAACCTCGGCTGTCATGGCGTCGGCGAGGGTCTGCGCTTCTGGGAGTCAGGACGCCAGATGCCTGACATGGGTCTTATCGGTGACCTGCTGCGAGTGCTCGAGCCCGTCGCGAGCGAGCGACACCGCATCCTGGCCGCTCGCCTCTACATGCGGACAAGCGACCTCGACAGCCTGCTCGACCTTTAGGCTGGGCCTGGGTCTTGCAGGTCGTCAGGCATGTCGACGACAAGGCACAGCAGCACGACGCCGTCAGGCTTGGTGGCGATGTGCGCAGCCTCAAAGGTCAAGGCATGGCCTGCCGCAAGCACGTCGACGAGCTTCGCGACCTCTGCCGGTCCCTCGCTGGTCAGTGGTATCGTGAGCACTCGTCGCATGATGACCTCCAAAGAAAACGCGCCGACAGCGGAGTGTACTGTCGACGCGCACCTATCAACCCGCTGCGACTCTATCAGAGGCAGCAGCAAAACACCAAGAGCACCGCATGTCGTTCTTTGCCGTCGACCCTGATGACTGGCGCCTCGCGCGCCTCGAACTCGCTGGTGCGCTGGTCTGGCCTCACGGCCTGGCCGTTGCTGACCTGCGCTACCTACAGGACCAAGCCATGCGACCGCGCGGTCGATTCCCAAGCTCGCGCCAGCTCGCTCGCGACTGGTCATGGTCGCAGTCGAAGGTGCGCCGACTGCTCGCCGATGTCGACGCCTGGTCTGACCCCTTGAAGCGCGACGCCTGGGACGCCTGGTACGTCGAGCATCGGTACGGCAGGAAGCGCGGTGACTCACTTGTGACTCAGTCGCGACTCACTTCCGAATCAGTTGCGACTCACTCGCGACTCACTCGACCAGCGTCGAAAGTTGACAATGACGAAAACGCGACTCACTCGCGACTCACTGACGACTCACTTGTGACTCACTCGCGACTCACTAGTGACCACACGCGCGCAATTACACAACCACAACCACAACCACAACCACCTCCACCTTCACAAGAGACAGAGACACCAGTCTCGCGAGTCTGGTCGCACTATCGCGAGGCATGGCGTCGAGTCCATGGCGCGAGCCTCGGCAGGCAGGCGCCAAAGCGGGGCGGCCTCGCGACCGTCATCAGAGAGCACGGCGAGGCCAAGGCCGTCGAGCTGGTCGACTGGTGGGAGCAGAGCGACGACGACCGAGCGACTTTCCTGCGCGAGCGGCGCATCGGCCACACTACGCTTTTCCGGCCTGCCAAGGCTGCCAGCTACCTCGACGAATGGGTCGCAGCCTGGCGCGATGGCCAGGCGCAGCGGTTCACCTCGACGCCCAAGCCTGACGCGCTGCCAAGCTTCGCGAGACGCTTTCGTGTCTTGCAGGGTTCAAAGGCCGATGTCATAGAAGGCGAATAAATATTTCCGCAACATGGTTGCACTCTGCTCTCTAACGTGTGTATAAGGTGAACACACCAGACAGGGAGCAACCATGATTACCTTCGACACCGACGAGCACGGCTATGTCACCGCCACGCTCGCCATCGAGACGCCTCGCGGCACCATCGCAGCGACCGCATATGCCAAGACCAAGCAGGCCGCTCGGTCGCAGGTCGAGGCGCAGCGCGCGACGCTGTACGAGGTGCTGACCGCCTATGGCATCGACGCCGAGCACCTGCGTGGGGGTGCACAATGAGCGCGTACCAAGACCTCGGCATCGTGTTTGGGTATCAGCCAACGCGCAGCGCCAAGCTGAACGTGCGAGCTGGCTATGGTGACCCTGTGGTCATCGAGGCTACTGCGCCGACCACTGGCACCGAGCAAGAACTCGTCTGGGACTTGCTTCTGATGCTCGAAGGCGTCGAGGCCACGCTTCGAGCACTCGGCCAGACTGAGGCAGCAGACCGCGCCGAGCAGCTAGGCGGCGACATCTATGACGTCTGGCAGCGCGTCGAGTTCCCTAGCCTTTACGCGCAGGACGCACGCTGATGGCCAGCGAGCGAGGCATAGCCGAGGCCATCGAGCTACTGGTCGCCGCTGGCTGCACGATGCCGAAAGCGACCTCGGTGGCTGCCATCGGCGTCGCCTGGTCGGTGGTCATGCCTGATGTCGACGACGATAGGCTTATGGCTGCGTGTCTACTGTACCTGCGAGGCCCACAGTCGGCCTGGTGGCCTAAGCCTGGGCAACTGCTCGACCTGCTGCGAGGCGGTCAGGACGACACCAGCGGCGAGGACTGGGGCCACCTTCGAGTCCTGCGTCGCATCCATGGCGCGACAGAGCCAGCCAAGCCCAGCGACCCGCACGTATTCGCGCTCGCGACATGTCGAGCAGAGGAGCAGGCGCGATGGCTTGGCCTGGTCGAGTGTGGTGGCTGGTCGACCTTCGTGCGAGGTGGCGACATCGGCGCGTTCCGTCGAGGCTATCAGCGCGCCATCGACAGCGCGCGCACCCAGCTCGACAAGCCTGGCCACTGGCCTGAGTCGGTGCGCGATACCGTGTCGGCCTGGGTCAAGCTCGCCGACTATGCATCGGCCTGGCGCGACCTGCGACTCGTCGCCGAGGCATGTGGCGCGGCAGTGCCTCGCGACCCTCACAAGCCGCTGCCGTATCGGCTGCATCAGGACCAACGGCGCGAGCGCGCCATGTCTGCCGGTCTGGCTGCTGCTGGTGGCTGGCGCGAAATCTGGCCAGATGGCGCAACCATTCCAGAGAACCTGCGAGCCTCTGACGCTGCCAACCGTCGAGCGTTCTGCGCTGCCTACCGCGCAGCTATGCAGCGCACCGAGCGACGCAGCGAGGCCACCAAGGTCGCCGCACTGGTCGACCTGACATCAAGCGCGCTGGCACTGCCAGACCACATGAGGGAGCTAACATGAGACGACACGACGAAATCATCGCGCTAAAGATTCGAGCCGAGCGACTGACCAAAGAGGTGCGTGCGCTTCGCGACAAATGCGACCAACTACAGGCCGCACTCGACTCGCGCATCCATTCACCGACTCGGCACTTCGAGCAACTGGTCGACCTCGACCTCGCTGTCGCCGAGTGGTCGCGCCTGCCTTGGTGGCGTCGCTGGCTGGCCTCGCCTCGCGACTTTGTGACCGAGGTGGCCGCGTTGGAGGCTGCGCCATGAACGAAGACCTAGCCCGCCGAGCCGTCGCCTGTAAGCACTGGCGATGGTTGCCGGGGATGCTCGCAGACAGCGATTGCTATGGGTCTTGGCGTCTGTATCAGTCAGGCCCGCATTTGAGCGCATGTGGCGAACGCGGCGGATACGCAGCAGCGTGGGACGCTATAGCAGACGGCGAAGGAATCGACGCCTATCCGGCATTGGACGACCCTGCCACGCTGGGCTGTCTGCTGGCGCTGGTCGCAGAAGCACATGGCGTCACTCTGCTTGACGTGCATGTGGTTGGCACAGCTACCGGCAGTGCCTCTGTCTGGTGCGTGCGACTCGGTGAGTCGTCGGACCGGCTATCCGACGGGCCGAGTAAACTCGCCGCCCTCGTGGCCGCGCTGGAGGCTGCGCCATGAAGACGCACTTTAGAGCATGGCCAGGCGAGCAGGTCAGCGCATGTGGCTCGCTGGTGTCGCCTGCCGACAGCACTGACGACCCGCGAGCGGTGACCTGTCGCAAGTGTCGACGCACACACCGCTATCTAACAGCCTGCGACGACGACCCTCCGCCGATGCCAGAGCCAGAGCCAAAGGCTCACGAGCTGGTGCGGCGCGCGCTGCGACAAGGCCCAGCAACGGCGCGACAGGTGGCAGCGGTCGCAGGGGTCACACCAAGGCGAGCGCGTCAACTGATGGTCGCGAGCGAGTGCGTCAAACGGCGATGGGACTTCGACAGGCGAGTGGTGCTGTGGTCAGCGCCGATAGGAGGCTGGTGATGTTGTGGAACTTCTGGACGGTGACAGGCGCAATCCTGGTTCTGTTTTGCGGCTTTGGCTTGGTGCTGCTCGAGTACCTCGAGGGCCTCGAGGACGACCAGTGACCAGGTTCGACGGCCTGCCGCTGTTTAGCAAGCCCAAGAAGCGCATAGGCCCACGCAAGGCCAGGCGGGTCGCTGAGGCGCTCGCCATGTGGCCAGCGTCGACGTGCTGCGTGTGCCAGGCCGAGACAAAGAACAGGACACGCAGGTGGCCAGACAACGTGTCGCGGTTCGCATGTCCTGGCGAGTGCTCCGAAGTGGCCGCCGAAAGAATCGAGGAAAGGTTCGGAATGGCGATGTGTGATGAGATAGACCGAAAAACTTGGCCTAAATAGTGTGCAGCGTGCTCACGGTGCATTATATGTATAGTGTGAACAGGGAGCCAACATGACTAGCATCGACCTTCGCCAAGCACTCCGCGACTACCCTGCCAGCCTCGTCGGCTGGTGGACCTCTGCCGATGGCAGCGGCCAGCTCGACATGACTGGCGCGACTGTTGAGCAGGCCGTCGCAGAAATGGCCGCACAGTGCGCCGACGACGACCAGCTCGCCGACCTGATGGCTGGCAACATCGAAGTCGCCATCTGACCAACTGACAAGACAGGGAGCAACCATGAAGCCATACGAGCAAGATACCGCCGACATGATTCAGCGCAGCATCGACCGCATGACGCGCGAAATGTTCGAGCCTGAAACCTTCCCAGCGCATCGCGAGTTCTTAGAGCAGTGCATCGCCAACGCTCGCCGCGAGCTGGCATCCATCCACGCTGGCACCTGGGCCGATGTCCACAAGGTGACAGCGTGAACGGCGCAGCGCAGAATGGTCGCGCTTTCCGAGACGATGTTCGGGCACTCCTGCGACTGCGAGGCCTCGAACCGGTGCAGACCGAGTATCGGCCCATCTGGGCCACCTCGCGCCATGTCGCCGAGTCCTGCATCGTCGACTATGCTGGCCAGGCTCGGAGCCTAGTCATCGAGTGCCGATTCCAGCACGCGAGTGGCAGCGCAGACACAAAGATATTCGCCGACCTCTACAGTGCGGCGCGGTCGCTCGACTGTCATGTGTACGTGGTCCTACTCGGTGGCCAGCACTGGCAGACCCAGCGAGGCCAGGCCGTCGCTAACGCTGCGCGCACCTTCGCCGAGGAGCTAACGACAGAGGCAAAGGCGCTGCATGTCATGTCCATCTGGGAGCTGCGCGAGTGGCTGAAAGAGCCATGATTCCCATAAGTAATAGAGCCAGACTAAGCGGCCTGCTTTACGTGTTCGACCTGCCTGGTGTCGTTGAAATCGGCCATGTGCTCGACATTCCGTCTGGCATGTGCCCAATGAGCGGTAACCCTGTTAGCGGGACCATCGGCCTCAGTTACAGCGCCGACGTCACGGTCGAGGTCGTCAGTCTGCACCAGCTCGTGCAGCAAGCCCAGCACGAATCACCGAAGACCTTCGAGGGTTGGTGTGCCTATGTCGCTGGTGCGGTGGCCTCGGCGGTTGGTGTGCCTGTCGAGTACAGCGCGAGCGCAAAGGTCAACCCAGGACCGCAGACGCTTCGCGTGTCTTCATGCGCTTCTATTTAGGCACCCACGAACCGGGCTGGCTTGACCGCTCGCCAGTGCCGCTGTTCGTAAGTGACAGACGGCTAAAGCGTCGCGTGTCGATGCCAAGGGCTCGCGCATCGTGGGCGCTCGATTCTGGTGGGTTCACAGAGCTTTCCATGTATGGCCACTGGGTGACCAGCGCGCGAGACTATGCAGACCGCGCCGAGCGGTATCGGGTCGAAGTCGGTCGGCTGGACTTCGCTGCTGTTCAAGATTGGATGTGCGAGCCTTTCATGGTGCAGCGTACTGGCCTATCTATCGCAGAGCATCAGCGGCGCACCATCGAGAGCCTGCACAGGCTGCGCGACCTGGCGCCAGAGGTGCCATGGTTGCCAGTGCTGCAAGGCTGGCACAGGGACGACTACATGCGACATGTTGACGCCTATCAGGCCAGCGGTGTCGACCTAGCTGCGCTGCCTCGGGTCGGGCTTGGCTCGGTATGTCGAAGGCAAAACACGTCTGGCGCTGCGCGCATCGTGCGAGAACTGTCGAACAACGGGCTGCGTCTTCATCTGTTTGGCTACAAGCGCCAAGGGTTGCCGATGGTGCGTGGCCATGCTGCGTCTTCTGACTCGATGGCATGGTCTTACCGGGCAAGACGTCGAGGCAAGCCGCTGCCAGGCTGCTCCCATAAATCGTGCTCGAACTGCTATAAGTTTGCGATGGTGTGGCGAGAAAAGACCTTAGCCCGGTATTTTCGCGGCGAACAGTTGGAGCTATTTTGTTAGAGTGGCGCCTCGTCGCAGCTTTTGAGGTCGATGGCATACCAGTGCCTAAGGCTCGACCTCGCGCTCGCATCGTCGGCAGACATGCGCGCATATACACACCAGCAGCCACCAAGCGGTTCGAGTCGCTGGTGGCTTCGTGCGTTCCTGCTGACGCCGAGCGGCCTGGCGAGCTGG